TACAACTATGGATGGTATATTTGATGAAGAGTTTTAATAAAAAAAATAATTAATTATGAGAATATTAAAAAGAGACAAAACAACACAAGCGTTTACACCAAACAAAATATTAACCAGAATAAAAACTCAATCAAAGGGTTTGAAAGTTGATACGGATGTTTTATTTCAAGAAGTTATACCACTTATATCGGATAATATAACAACAACTGAAATAGATGAAATAATTGCTTTTAAAGCTGCTGATAAAATAATACTACACCCTGATTATTCATTATTAGGTGGTAGGATTTTATTATCTAGGCAATCAAAATTAATTGGTAAAGAATTACAACCAGTTGATTTAACTTATGATTTTTTTGCTGCTACAACATTTTTAACAAAATATTCGTTAAAGGATGAAAATAAAATACCTATTGAATTACCTTCATGTATGTATAATCGTGTTTCAGGTTATTTACATGATGATAATGAGAGTGACCGTTTAGAATTACTGCAAGAGTTAACATCTAAAAGAGGAAATTTTGCAACACCAACTTATACAAATGCTGGTGTACCTGAAAGAAATGGTATGATTTCATGTAATTTAACACATTTGGAAGATGATTCATTTGATGGTATTGAAAATACATTAACTAAAATTGCTGCTGCATCTAAAGAAGGTTCTGGTATTGGTTTACTTATTGATAATTTACGTAGTAAAGAAAGTATTGTTGAATCATTTAAAGGTAATGCTGGTGGTGTTGTTAGATTAGCTGATATGGTACAAGCTAAAATGAGATTCTATAAACAAGGTTCTCGTTCTGGAAGTTGTGCATTATACTTATCAGTGTGGCACAGAGATATCTTTGATTTCTTAGAATTAACATTACCAATTGGTGATGAGCAATTAAGAACTAGAGATTTATTTACATCTGTTGTTATCAACGATTTATTTATGCAAAAACTGCAAAATAATGAGGATTGGTATGTATTCTGTCCAAACGATATTAAGAAAGCTGGTTTAAGACCATTTTATGAATTATATGGTGAAGAATTTGAAAATGAATATTACAAAGCAGTTGAATTAGGTTTAGGTAAAAAAGTTAACCCTAAAGATATTTTTGACTCTGTAATTAAATCACAAGTTGAAAGTGGTAAACCATATGTTATGTTTAAGGATAATGCTAATAAAAGAAACATGCAAAGTAACATTGGTATAATTAAACAAAGTAATTTATGTATTGAGGTATTTCAAGCATCTAAACCAAAATACACACCACAATGTACTTTAGCTTCTATTAACTTATCTGAGCATAATACATTAGATAGTATCGCTAAAACAACAAAAGTCCTTGTAAAGGCTTTAAATAAGGTTATAGATAAAAATAAATGGTCAGATGATTGGAGTAAAGATGCTGGTGAAGACCAAAGAGCATTAGCTATTGGTGTTGCTGGTATGGCTGACTTCTTCGCTAAGAAAAAAATATCTTACGAATCAGAAGAAGCTAAACAGTTGAATAAAGATATATTTGAAACAATGTATAAATCTGCTGTTGAAGAATCGATGAGGTTAGCGATTGAACAAGGTAGAAATTATCCATCTTGGGAAGGTAGTCCATATTCAAAAGGTGAAACATATATTGAAGGTTGGTCACCACTACCAGAAGGTCAACCAATACCGATGTTAAATAGTTTATTATTAGCATTAATGCCAACTGCATCTTCTGCTATTTTATTAGGTGTTTTTGAATCATTCGAACCAGTAACATCTAATTTATTTACTAGAAGAGTTGGTCAAGGTGAATTTATAATCGTTAATAAACATTTGGTTAATGAATTATTAGATTTAGGTATTTGGGATAGAGACATGATTGATAAAGTTATCTCTAATCAAGGTAGTATTCAAAATATTGTTGAGATACCAGAAGATGTTAGATACAGATATAAAGATGTTTGGGAAATACCACAAAAAGTATTACTTGATTTGTCAATTATTAGAAACAAATACGTTGACCAATCACAATCATTAAACGTATATCATTATGAAGCTAAGTATGGTAAGATAGCAAGTGCTTTAATGTATGCGTGGAAAGGTGGTTTAAAAACTGGTGTATATTACACAAGAACTAAATCAAAATTAGATGCGAATACTAAGTTAGCATCTAACCAGATAGTAACCGTTGAAAAACCAAAAGATAGTCCATTTGAATGCTTTGGATGTTCTGCTTAAAATAGAAGGGAGGTATTAACCTCCCTTTTTTTGTTTATCTATTTAATAAAAATATAATTGATTTATATTTATTAATAAAAAATAAGATGGCACAAAATGCAAAATACATCAATATCAATTATCCATTTAAAGATAGTGCTAAAGGATTCTTTCTTGATTTAACAACAACAGATTCTAAAGCTATAAAATCTGACTTAATGCACTTGATATTAACTAGAAAAGGTGAAAGGTTATATAACCCAGAATTTGGTAGTGATTTATTAAAATTCATATTCGAACCAAATGATGGTAAAACACTTTCAGATATCAAATTAGATATCCAAACTACAGTTAAAAAATACATACCTAATTTAGATGTTGATGATATAACTGTTGATATTAGTGATGAATCAGAATATGTAGCTAGTGTCCAAGTTAATTACACAATAACAGATGGTGTGTTTACAGAAACAGATTTTGTAATCATTAATATATAATATTTATAGTAAAAAAAAATTATGGCAAGTCAAGGTATATCATATAATGCTAGGAATTTCGTAGACGTTAGAACAGAATTAATAAACTTCGTAAAACAATATTACCCAGATGTCTTTAATGACTTTAATGACGCATCTGTGGGTATGATGTTATTAGAATTGAACGCTGCGGTTGGTGATATGTTATCATATCATACCGATAGAATGTTCCAAGAAACTCAATTAGATTTTGCACAAGAAAAATCATCATTATATGGTTTAGCAAGAACTTATGGTTTGAAGGTACCAGGTAAAAGACCTTCAGTGTGTATTGTTGATTTTTCATGTGTTGTACCAACTCTTGTAGTTGGTGGGTCAGCTATTGATGAATCATACTTACCATTAATAAGAAGAGGTGCACAAGTAACTGGTGCTGGTAAAGTATTTGAAGCTTCTGATGATATTGATTTCTCTTCACCATTTACAACTGGTGGGATACCGAATAGATTAATAGTACCAAATGTTGATGGTGATGGTTTCATTCGAAGTTATACAATAACAAAAAGGGAAATGGTTGTTAATGGTATTACTAGATATTATAAAAAAGTTTTAACAACGAATGATGTTAGACCATTTTTTGAAATAGTTTTACCAGAACAAGATGTATTATCTATATCATCAATAATAACATTGGATGGTACCAATTATACAGCATTACCAACTATAAACCAATTCTTAGATGAAAACTTAAGATGGTATGAGGTTGATGCGTTAGCTGATGATACGATATTTATACCTGATAATGCAGCAATAAGTGACAATGCTGGTATTAAACCAGGGAAATATAAAAGAATAACAAAAAAATTCATAACTGAATATACAAACAACGGATTCATGAAAATTATATTTGGTGGTGGTTCACAAGATATAAGTTCACTTTCAGAATTTGGAGTTGACCCAACTTTAATAAATAAAATTGGTGACTTTATAAACAACACAGCATTAGGTATTACACCAACTGCAAACCAAACTATGTTTATTAAATATAGAACTGGTGGTGGTGCTGCAACAAACTTAGGACCAAATGTTTTAACAACAATAGGTATCGCTGATATTATTGTTAATGGTGCTTCACCAAGTATGAATCTTAGTGTTAGAAACTCAATTAGGGTTAATAATCCAATTCCAGCATTAGGTGGTAAAGATGAACCATCAATGGAAGAATTAAGATATTTGATAAAATATAACTTTGCATCTCAAAATAGAGCTGTAACTATTCCAGATTATAAAGCTAGAATTGCATTAATGCCAGGTGAGTTTGGAACACCTTTTAGATGTGGCGTATTTGAAGAACAAAATAAAATTAAAATATTCACATTAGGGTTAGATAGTAGAGGTAAATTATCAAATCAATCAACAACAACTTTACAAAACAATATAGCAACTTATTTATCTGATTATAGAATGATTAATGATTATATTGAAATTGGTAATGGTAAGATAATTAATTTAGGGTTTGAATTTGATTTAGTTATTGATAAACAATACCCACAAGCGCAAATAATAACTCAAGTTATTGATGATACTACTAGTTATTTTAATATTAATAAATGGCAAATGGGTGAAGATGTGTATTTAGGTCAATTAGTTGAGAAAATAAATAATATTGCTGGTGTATTAAACGTTATTGATATTAGAGTTTACAATAAAGTTGGTGGTGCTAATTATTCATCAAATGAAATATCACAACCATATATTGATAATGTAACTAGGCAAATTGATTTATTGGGTGAATATAAATTATATGGTGAACCAGGTGCAATGTTTGAAATAAAAAGACCTGATTATGATATATTAGTTAGGGTTAAGTGATTTACTTTTTAATTAAAAACTATTATTTTTAAATAAAAAATAGATATGAGTTGTAATTGTAAAAATAATCCAATTAAAGAATTAAGAGAAAAACCAAAGGTAAGTAATAAAATATTAAATTATATAATTAATTTTATTATTTATTTAATCGCACTTTCAATAGCATCAGTAATTGTATTACCATTCCTTGTTATATTTTTATTTAAAAATATTGTTTTAGGTAATACTGAATTAAGCTTCTCACCGAGGTTGTTAAAACTATTTAAATCTCAAAAATTAAAAAGAGTAGAAGATAAGGAAGATGATGATGACGAGGAAGATGACGATGATGATGAATATGTAGACATTTTTGAAAATGTTGAATTATTAGATAATAATGTTGTATCAAAATAAATAGATGTCAAATATAAGAATAAAAACAACACCAAATGGTTCAGATAATTATGTAAATGTTAAGTTAGACCAAAAATTTGATTTTGTTGAGATATTATCTTTAAAAATATCACAAGAAGAAGTTTATAGAAAATTTTGTTCAGATTATGGTGTTATTGCTGGTAGGGTAACCATAAATAATGGGTTTGGTGTTCCAAACGCAAAGGTATCTATATTTATACCAGTTGATGAAGTTGACAAAGAAAATTCAGAAATATTTGGGTTATACCCATATGAACAAGTAAGTGATAAAAATTCAGACGCATTAAGATATAACTTATTACCTAAAAAGAATGAAACATCTAACGACTGTTTTACACCAGTTGGTTCGTTTTTCAATAAAAGAGAAGTTCAAGATAACGATGAAGCATTATATGTGTATTGTAAATATTATAAGTTTACCACTACAACAAATAGTGCTGGTGACTTTATGATATTTGGTGTACCAGTCGGCACACACCAATTACACGTTGATGCTGATTTATCAAATATTGGTATTATTTCACAAGCACCATACGATTTAATTAGAGAAGGTTCTAATGAAAAATTATTTCAAAGTGTAAGTAAATTTAAAGATTCTAAAAATTTAGAAACATTAACCCAGTTAAAAACAAAAACACCTATAAGTGTTAACGTAAGACCTTTTTGGGGTGATTTAGACCAATGTGAAATAGGTATAACTAGAAATGATGTTGATTTAGCAACAAATATTATACCTACAGCGATATTCATGGGTAGTTTATTTAGTGACGATGATAAAGGTTCAATAAATAAAGATTGTAATGTTAGGGCAAAAATGGGCAAGTTTAAGAATATTATAACTGGTCCTGGTAGCGTTGAAATGATTAGAAAGACCCAAGATGATACAATTGAAAGATTTGACGTTGAAGGTGGTCAAGTTATAGATGAAAATGGTGCATGGGCTTATCAAGTACCAATGAACTTAGATTATATTACTACTGACGAATATGGTAATATAGTACCAACAGATGACCCAAATAGAGGTATACCAACAAGAGCTAGAGTTAGATTTAGAATTGGTATGTTAGAAAATGGTTCAGAAGGTAGATTAAGAAGTCGTGCTAAATATTTAGTACCACATAACCCCTCAACTCTAGCACAGGTAGATTATAGTTTTAGTGAAAAGACTAAAGATGCTAGCTTTTTCAATAT